AACATGCGAAGTGCAATGTCGGGTTCTCCCACGTCTGGCCCTTCTTGGAAGGCTTCGGCCATACGTTCTCGTTCATATTGTGAGAAGACCCTAGACTCGGCCAACTTCCCAAGTTTGGCTCCGTCTGTGAGGTGCAAAAATTTTTCGGCTAACTTCCAGAGAATCGGGCACCGTCCGTTCTCATAGCCTAGAGAGAGCGCCTTGGCTCTCAAGAGTCGTCGTTTGAGGTTGGCTCCTGATCCATGATATCTTGGATCAGTCCATCCAAATTTGGCCAGGATGTAACTTGCGTCTCTGATTGGGTGGTCCGATTCCTCACAGAATACGAGACCGCAGAAGCTAGCATCGCCAGGATAGGCAAGCCGAGTAAGCTTAAGATGAAAGCCCAGAGAGGCAGCTCGTTTGACAATATCGGGGGGCTCTGCGGTGCAGGCAAGGATATTGTCGTCTCCTTCGAGGAAGAAGTCGAACAAGTAGTCTCCATACAAGAACGTAACGAGGATATAATTTGCCAGTCCATTGAAAGAGCTGGTAAACATTTCGCCCGACATTCTAGTTGCTTCGACAAGCGCCCGGTAAAAGATGTTACGAATCTTTTGGATTCCTGCCAAGGTTGGTCCAAGAACGCCTTGAACGAGGTCCATGAACTTGGGGCAGAAGTCTGCAATCTTGTCGAGGAAGTAGCACTCGATCTTTTCAACCCATTCTTTGCCAAATGAGCACTCGAAGCTAGTATAATCAAGATTATGATAAAGCAGCCCAGAACGGACAAGCCTTTTCTTGATCGTACGAACTCGAAGATGCCACGCAACTTTCTTAATGAAGTGGATGTTACTGAAGATAACTGAGTCCACAGCCTGTCCAATAGATCCGAACAGTAGCTTAGCTGCGTCTGCGCGTGCGTTGATAAGCCGAGGCGCCTTAACAAGGCCGCTAGGTCCAAACTCAGGATCTCCAGCAGAAGGATCGCACAACGGACTCTCCACTTCTCCTCTGTGTAGAGCAGGAACACCTCTATCCTTCGTTGGATTCTCAAGAGCTTCTTGGGGCGCCGAGCCAACTCGGTCGTCGTCAATCCTATGTGAAACTCCTGCATCCGCGTGAAGAACTTCGCTCGCACTGGTATAAGCCTTAAACTCTCTCTTAAGGAAGGATGCAATCTTCTGTAATACCCGAACATCTTCAAGAGGGACGCCTGAGTCCAGGATATCCCGAAGCTCTTTAATTCTCCAGAGTGGTTGATTCCATGTAGCCAGGAACTCTTCCACCGTGTGGATAATAATCTTAGAGTAATCGAAGTGAGTATCAATAATATGATATGCATGGTCCAGAAATGATCTATAGAGAATTCGACCAGACTTATGACAACGTTTGAGAATGCGTTTAACAGCCCCAGCAACACACGTAGGGCCATGAGAGGTATCCCAAAGAGGAGGAGCAGCGCCCAGAATATGAGGGCCCAGACTCGAGGCGCATATACGACGGTTACGAACAAGATTAATGTCACGAGAGTTGGCACTGCTACCAGACTTGAGGTCAGTTGGCATCTCGATACACGTCTCATTGACTCGGTAACCGAAGAGTCTGTCAGAGGCTGGGCCCCTGATTCCCCCATAATTTGTCTCATCGCGCCGGCAATATACAAGGCAACCTTGATGAGCACAGGGCCCTCCATAGGGTCATCTGTGCAAACGACTGGAGCAACACGGCGCACGTATGTGTCCAGCTGATCTGGATCACATGTGTGACACAGCACCATGTTGAGGAACCCAATGTTAACATCCTTGAAGGTCAAATCAAGGCGTTTCTTCCTTTGGGTCAAAATGGTTACATCCACCTTACCGAACGTAAGGTTCGGCGGATGTGGCACTGACATAACGGCGTTGTCAAACGGCATTGCTGCCGTATTCTGGACACCCATAACAGTATCGAGCTGGCTATTATTCTCCGTTTTCCAACTAACGACACGCTCTGGGTTGACCTTCATGAATATCAGTGCTTCACCCCAGCTCAGTAGGCTTTTATGTCCTCGTCTGAGATACGACTCTCTGAAGACAGGGCCTTCTGGCTGTTTATCAATCAAGCTTTGTGGGTCCCACCTGAAAGGTAAGAACGTTGAGACCTTGTTGATAGCAAGGTCCCAAGCCTCAAGTTTGGCGTGAGAGAAATGACTCATTAATTGATCATGGGTCATGATAGCCGAATAGCAAGCAGCAGTCTCACAAGACTTGCTGTAGAAGTAAGCAGCTTCTTGACGTCGTCTAACCTCGGTTGGCATGGCTAAGACGGCTTGCAAGCTGAAAACTTCCTCTTTAACTAGGATGCTATTAGCGGCTTCCTCTTCCTTCTTGAGTTGGAGAGCTTGAACCTCGGATGGGGGGGGTTCTGGGGCCTCAATCCGAGGGCGTTCCACGATTAGTGGCATCTTGAACACTGACATCTCAGCTTTGAGCGTGTCAGTTAAGCCCTTAACCCAGGCTTTGTCCATCTTTTGGAGGTTAGAATACAGTGGTGTAAGAGCCTTCTCCCACTGTCCGTTATGCTGGATCCACGTGCTCTTATCATTAGCTTCGTCGTGGAGCGCAAAACCATTCTCCTCTACTATGATGGTGTAGATATCGATGTCATCGCGGCTAATACGGATCTTCTGTTCGTGGGGATTAAAAGTGGTGACAAAGTTAGCGCCACTGGCTCGAGGACCAATAAACGCCATTGCCTCCACTAATTTCGCCTCACCGAACATTTTTGACTTGCCAAATTGAAAGAACTCATTTGGACAAGTTTTAGCAGGTGCGACTTCCGCTTTTCGCACGTGCTTGTTGTTTCGTGGTTTAGACTTGGTGTTGCCACCTCGTCCACTGCCTCTGATGTTACCA